GCCGTGATCAGCCCATCGGGCAACCAGGCGATTGTGGTGTTTGCTGGCGAGGGGAGCTGATCATGGCGGGCGACCCTGAGCCCATCCAATGCCGCAGCTGCGTATTGAGCTGTTCAATTCAAACGATTTGATTTAAGGAGACCGAGATGGCAGGTAGAGGACGTTCATGGGGCAGCGGCGGGGGCATCGCAGCAGCGAGCAGTGTGTTGACTGATTTGCTGGTTCGCTACGAGCGCTACAAAAACAACAACTGCCGCAGCAACACGCCGATCCCGTCTGCGCAGGTAGTGTCTGCCACGGTGTATGCCGATGCTGCAGCGCTGGCTGCGGCATTTCCGGCTGCGGCAAACGCCGGCAAAATGGGCAAGGTGACGTCGGGCAGCTCGTATGTGTTCTACACGAGCAATGGATCGGCTTACACACTCAACACGACCCCGACGGTGGGGTACCTGAACCCCGGCTCAGCAACGCCGGCAGGGTACAAGGTCCAGGTGATGGGCACCGGCATCGTGAATGCGCGGCCAGCCAATGGTGGCGCGCAGCTGCTCAAGCCGGTGCGCTTGTATGGCGCATTCCCGTATCTCAGTGGCTCAGGCATCACCAAGGGTGTTGTGCAGTATTTGCCAAATGCAGTGGATGCAAGCGAAGGGACCGCGGCTCGTGGCGGTCGTTACGCATTCGTGACCGAGGACGTGTACCCAGCGGTGTTCATCGGCGGCGGCAATGCACTGCAGATGACGGTCGATGATGGATCTGGCCCCCGCCGCGTGGTGGACCCTACTCTGTCTGCAATCGGTCCGGGCAATTGCGCATTCATTCAAACTCAGTCCGGCGGCATCTACTGGACGACTCTTGATTTCAGCCAGTTGGGTGGGCGCAAGCGTCGTTACGTGGAGTTCCCACTGTGGGGTGATTTTGGCCTTGTCAGCGTGGGCATCAGCAGCACTGCAACTTTTTTTGATCCACCCAACCATCCGCTTGTGTTGCACCTGGCTGATTCGCTGGGCGGCACGGTGTCGCAGGGCGCCAGCTGCGAGGCGTACTCCGAGGTGATGCGTGATGTGCTGGGCAACCCGAACTGGTGGCTCGACTCAGAGTCGGGCACCGGCTTCCTGGCTGGCAATAGGACGCACAGACAAAAGATTGCGAACCTATCGACCTTCCCCCAGCTCAAGGCTGTTGCGCTGGGCATCATGGCCCTGTCAGTCAACGACGGCAACGGTATGGCGGTCGGCAACTTCACGGCGGCTCAGGTGACCGCGGAAGTTGTGCTCACGCTGCGGGCCGCGCTGGATGCTTGGCCCGGTATCTATTGGATCTTGCTCGGCTCAACCGCCTCAGCGACGACGGTCAGTCAGACGGCGTGCGTCGCATACGAGCAAGCGGTGATTGCGGGCATTGCGCAGGTCAACTCGCCCTACGTGCTGTTCGTGCCAGCAATGACGGACGCCAGCGGCCAGGCTGTGACTGGCACGGGCAACTCGCTTGCGCCTACGGGTGTAGGCAACGCAGATATTTTGTTCACCTCACTGCCGGCACCCAACGACGACCTCACGCATTTCGGCGTCAAAGGCCATTTCGCCTGGGGCAATGACCGGATGGTGCCGGGCGTCGTCAACGCGGTGCGTCAACTTCTTGGCCAGTCTTGATTAGGGAGCGCAGCCGCTATGAATCTCACTGACCCCCGCTTTTGGCTAGACCTACTGCAATGGGTCATCGTGCTGGCTGTGGCGGCCACGACTTGGCTGCGCAAGCCCGGTGAGGCTGCGGTTGCGGGCCTGGCCACACTGCGTGATCACGTTGACACGCAGCACAAGGCCATCTCTGGTGATGTGGCCACGTTGCGCCGTCACGTTGATGACCAGCACCAGGTCATGCATAACAACCTGGCGGTAATCGGTGAGCGCATTGCGCACATGCCCACAAGCGAAGAGCTGGCCGAGCTGGCCGGGTCTGTCAAAACCCTGGCTAGGATGCAAGACGACATGAGCAAGTCGCTCTATCGAATCGAAAACTACCTGCTGAACAACAAATGAGCTTCGCTGACGTCATGGACCAAGACCGCCGCCTCGTGGTGCTCAAAGCCCTGCAGGCTGCTGCGGGCTACCGCGCTGCGCAGTTTGTGCTGCAGCGCTATGCGGCGCAGTTCGGGAACGCTGTGTCGCTCGATCGCATCAAGACCGATCTGTCCTGGCTGCGCGAGCAGGGCCTGATCACGCTTGAAACGCCCGACCAGGTCATGGTGGCCACGCTCACACAAGCGGGGCTGGATGTGGCTGCGGGCCTGTCCACCGTGCCCGGTGTGACTCGCCCTGCGCCCGGCGCTTGAGGTAGCCCATGCCACCCGTCAGCAAGATCGCCAAGCTGCCCGCTGAGTACCGCGAATGGCTGCACAAGGCCATCGTGGGTCGCGCCTTTGGCGACATTGAGGCGCTCACCGAAGAGTTCAATGCGCTCATGAAAGAGGGCGGCGTGGCCATCACGATCGGCAAGTCTGCGATCGGGGCTGAGTCGCTCAAGGTCAAGCGTGCGCAAGAGTCCATCCGCGCCACGACCGAGGCCACCAAGCTGATCGCCGAGTCATCACGCGACGATGGAGACAGCCGCTCTGAAGCCACGATGGCGCTGATCCAGTCCGAGGTCTTCGAGACCTTGCTGGAGATCCGAGAAGCCGAAGACGAGAGCGACCCGGGCGCACGCCTGGCGCTGATGGTGTCAGCTGCAAAGCACATCAGCACACTCAGCCGCGCCCGCGTCAACCAGGCCAAGTGGCGCACTGACGTGGAGGCGCGCGCCAAGGCTGCCGCAGACAAGGTGGCCAAGATTGCCAAGACGGGCGGCCTCACGCCCGACCAGGTGCAAGAGATTCGGCGCCAGATCATGGGCGTGGCCAAGCGCCCAGCTGGTGAGCCTGCAGCCGAGGGCGGCTGACATGGTCAAGCCACCTAAGCCGCCCCAGCCGGCGCCCAAAGGCCCAGGCCCCATCAAGCGCGCCGCCAAGGCCATCGCCAACGCGGCGGTGGCTGGCTCTATTGCCGTGGCCGCTGCGCTGCCTGGTGCCGCTGCGGGCCCGCTGCTGGCGCCTGAGAACCCGCTCAGCCAGGTCACCACCAGCGCTTATGCAGCCCTGCCTGCGGTGTTGATGGGCTACCAGGCCGAGTGGGTGGCTGACGACGCCCAGCTCAAGGTGATGGAGAAGGGCCGGCGCACAGGCATCACCTGGGCCGAGGCTGCTGACGATGTGCTGATCGCATCGAGCGAGGGCGGCTCGAATGTGTTCTACATCAGCGCCACGCAGGACATGGCCCGCGAGTACATTGAGGCCTGCGCCATGTGGGCGCGGGCGTTCGACTACGCTGCGGGCGAGATCGGCGAGGGCCTGTATGACGATGGTGGTGATGGCACCGAGTTCGACCCCACACGCCGCTACATCAAGACCTATGAGATCGTGTTCCCCGGTTCGGGCCGGCGCATCGTTGCGCTGTCCAGCCGCCCCACGAACCTGCGCGGCAAGCAGGGTGTGGTGGTCATTGACGAGGCCGCGTTTGCGCCTGACCTGGGCCAGCTGCTCAAGGCCGCAATGGCCATGCTGCTGTGGGGCGACAAGGTCCGCATCATCAGCACGCATGACGGCACCGAGAACGCGTTCAACCAGCTGATACAAGAGATCCGCGCGGGCAAGCGTGGTGATGCCACGCAGGCCAGCGTGCACCGCATCACGTTCAAAGACGCGGTGCAGCAAGGCCTGTATGAGCGTGTGTGCCTGCGCAAGGGCATTGCCTGGAGCCAAGAGGCGCAAGACAAGTGGGTGGCCAGCGCCTACAAGTTCTATGGTGACGATGCAGCCGAGGAGCTTGACGCTGTGCCATCGGCATCGAGCGGCGCTTACCTCTCGCTCACGCTGATCAACGAACGCATGACGGCCGCAGTGCCCCCGCTGGGCCCGGTCATCGTGCGTGGCAAGTGGGATGACAGCTTCGCCTACCAACCCGAGGATGTGCGCACCTACGCCATCAAGGGCTGGATCCGCGAGCAGCTGGAGCCGCACTTCAAAACGCTGCTGCACCCGGACCTGGTGCACGCGTTCGGTCAAGACTTTGCGCGCAACCGCGACCAGTCGGTGATCGTGATCGGCGAGCGTGGGCTTGACCTGGTCACCCGCGTGCGCATGGTGATCGAGCTGAGCAACTGCCCGTTCACGTGCCAAGAGCAGATCATGGCGGCCATCATTGACGCGCTCAAGCCGCGCAGATGGCGCGGTGGTGCGATGGATGCCACCGGCAATGGCGCAGCCCTGGCCGAGAAGATGGCGCAGCAGTACGGCACGCAGAT